AACCGATTGACGCGCAAGCACCGAATGATGCGGAGTTCTTTAAATTGATCAACCCGATTGCGACTTTTCTGGTCGGCACGCTGTCAGGGATCATGATCGGCTCAAAGCACGATGTGGAGAAAGACAATGATGACAATGGTTAGCACGTTCTTGTCGTTTCTGGCGGGTGGACTCCCCAAGATTCTGCAAATCTTCCAAGACCGTCAGGACAAGAAGCACGAGTTAGCCCTTGTCGCTGCCCAAAAGGAGCGTGAGTTGGCCTTGGCCGAGCGTGGCTTTATTGCCCAGGCTCGCGTCGAAGAGATCAAACTGGAGCAGATTCAGACCCAGACGGCTGGCGAAGAGCGTCAATCGCTATACGAACACGACATGAAGATTGGTGAGGGCGCAAGCCAGTGGATGATTAACCTGCGTGCCTCCGTGCGCCCGGTCGTGACGTACATCTTTGTGCTGGAGTTGGTTGTCATCAACATTGCTGGCATGTGGTATGCGTGGAATCAAGGCGTACCGTTTGCGATTGCGCTGGAAAACGTCTTCTCTGAGGACGAGATGCTCATCCTAAGCAGCATCATTGCCTTCTGGTTCGGGACGCAGGCTTTTGGCAAGAAGTGAAAGTCTCTGCCGCCGCCATTGAAATGATCAAACATCACGAGGGTTTGCGGACTAAGCCTTACCAATGTCCGGCGTTAATCTGGAGCGTCGGCGTCGGCCATGTCATTGACCCCTCGCACATCGCGGTGAAGTATGAGGAGCGGAAGAATCTACCGATACCCGAGGGCTGGGATCGCATCCTTAGCATGGGAGAGGTGGACGCTATTTTGGTTAAAGACCTTGGCCGCTTTGAGCGTGGCGTGGCCCGTCTTTGCCCTGGGTCTGTTGGTAATCAAGGACAATTTGACGCCCTAGTCTCGTTCTCCTTTAACGTGGGACTCGGTAATCTTCAGCGCAGTAGCATACGGATGCGCTACAACCGTGGCGACATCGAGGAAACGGCAGAAGCGTTCTTGATGTGGACAAAGGCAGCGGGCAAAGTATTGCCCGGACTGGTCAAGAGGCGCCGAGACGAGATGGCGATGTTTCTTAGCCAGCCGTAATTTAAGCCTCATGGAGCAGGCGTCATGCGTAAAGACGGTATCCCTGCCACGTTCCAACTAGCCGGTCACACCATCAAAGTCAAAGTAATATCGCCTTCAAAGTGGCGACACGGCAAAAATTGTGTTGGAATGTGGCTTCCAGACAAGTATGAGATTCACATCATAAGTTCTTGTAAAGGCACGAACCGGCAGCAAGTATGGGCGCATGAGGCTATGCACGCCCTCTTTGATGTGGCAGGTCATCCCGACCTGTCATCGGACGAACAACTCGTAGACCGAACCGGCCACTTGCTGCAACAGATGCTCACAACGATGGAGTAGACGATGCAAGCAAAAGCCACTGACGATGAAATCCTAAAGGCTCTACAGGACGCCAACGGCATCCGAGCCATAGCCGCTAACAAGATAGGCGTCAACGAACGAAGCCTAATGATGCGGCTCAAAAAGATGAGGGCAAAGGGCTACATCATCCCTGAGTCCACGTATCAGCCGGGTGCAGTCAAGCAAGACGTAGATAAGCCCGGATTCTCATTTACCCCGCTGCCTGACGACGACGTTCCCATTGAGGAACTAATTGAACAGCGCAAGCGCAAGTTCCTGCACAAGCGCGAACACGAAGAAGCCTCCAAACTCATTCCCATTAAGGTCAAACTCGGCGGCGCTATCGGCCTGCTGCACTTTGGCGACCCGCACGTAGACGACGACGGCTGCGACATTGAGGCCATCGAGCGGCATACCGCGCTGGTGAATAAGACCGAGGGGTTGTTTGCCTGCAACGTAGGCGACACCACGAACAACTGGTGTGGTCGTTTAGCAAGGCTTTACGCCGACCAGAGTACGTCTGCCTCGCAAGCCTGGAAGATTGCGGAGTGGTTCGTCGGTCGCTGCGACTGGCTCTACATGATTGCTGGCAACCACGACCTGTGGTCAGGTTCAGGCGATCCGCTGAAGTGGATAGCCAAGCAGCAGAACGCCCTCTATAAGTCCTCAGAAGCCCGTATAGCGCTTCGGTTCCCGAACGGCATGGAAGTGCGGGTCAACGCTCGCCACGACCACAGCGGTTCTTCTATCTGGAACCCGGCGCATGGCCCGATGAAGGCGGCCATCATGGGAACCCGCGACCACATCTACGTGGCAGGGCATAAGCACGAGAGCGCTTATAGCGTCCTGAAGGATGCGATTAGCGGCATTACCATGCACGCCTGCAAGGTCGCCTCGTATAAGGTCTACGACCGTTATGCGAAGGATCGAGGGTTCAGGGACAACGCCCTGTCACCCTGCGTCCTGACGACCATCAACCCAGACTTGCCGCCTGAGCATCCAGACTTGGTGAAAGTGTGGTGGGACCCGCAGGAAGGTGCGGACTATCTGACTTATCTGCGACGACGCTGAAAATCTCAGCGCGTTCCCGAGCGGCCCGCAGGATGCAGTAGCGTTGGTGCAGCCGCTTGAGGAACGTCGTGCGACGTTGGCCGACGATCTCATCGTCAAGCAGGGCTTTGACCTGCCCCTCGTTCAGTAAGTTCAGTGATTGGTTAAGTGAGCGCCAGTTGTTCATGGCGCTATTGTAAACGAATTATTTAAGCCGCTGCAAGTACAGGGCTTGGATCGCGCAGACCGTATCGTCGGCGTCCCGCGCCTCGTACCACTCGCCCCTAGGCTGGAATAGCCCCTGAAACCGCTTCTGGCCGTCTGAGAGCCGCCCGCCCTTCGCCTTGACCTCTATCCAGCATATCCACGCCATGCCGTCGTGCATGGGCTTTACGGCAAGCAAGTCGGGAATGTCGTGACCGGCGCTGGCAAAGTCGATAACCTCAAAGTTCGCTTTGCGGAGGGCTTCGACTATCTCGGTGTGGTTGTTGTCCCGACGTTTGGCGTAGCGCATGGGTCTATTATGCCGCCTGCGCTCTGGCCTTCAATCGGTCTACGCCAGGTTCGCCCCACAACTCCCTGACCATGCCACGGATATGCGGATCGCCGTAGGCTTCCTTTACGTCGGTCAGGCTGCGCAGGATGTCGCCCACGTAGTTCTTCAGCCACGACGCTCGCTCTTTACGCTGCGACCAGTCGCCTACGTTGATCCGGGCAAGGTACGCATCGGCTAACCGGAGTTTATGGTAAGGATTATTCCTTACCGACTCCCAGTACCGGACGTTCGCCTCAGACGCCCACGAGATGTCGCTACTAACGATCTGCTGCTGGAGCATTGGGCTTCACCACACATTCAATCTGATACAGCCGCAGGGCAGGAATCTTGTTTTCCTTAAACCAGCGCAGCACGGCCTGACGAGTCACGCCTAACGCCCGAGCGATCTCCGCTTGGGAACCATAAATCTTTAGTAGTTGCTTAGGAGTCATGGGCGCACTGTAACGACTGTTGACACCATAGTCAACATGCGTATACTTAACTCCGGGGATCGGCCCCGCTTACTGGAGACTACGATGGAACAAGACGACTTCCGCATCCTGCAAGAGCAGGAGCGCGACCGGCTCATGGAACTGCACTGCCGGTACGAACACGCAGCCTTCAACGTCATCGAAGGCTTGAACGAACTCAACCGCATCGAAGCCGAAGGCGCTTTCAAACTGCATCAAGCGTTTGCTGAGTGCCTCGCTGCTATTGATGTTGCATCCGCCAAATTGAGGGAACCACAATGAAGGTCTACGAGAAGATTGCTGCTGTCACCGCCGAACTGTCGAAGATCGGCATTAGCAAGGACAGCAAGAACACATCACAGGGCTACGCTTTCCGTGGCATCGACGCCGTGTACGGTGCGCTCTCGCCCATGCTGTCAAAGCACGGGCTGTGCATCCTGCCTCGCGTCACCGACCGACAGGTTATCGAGCGTCAGAACCGCCAAGGCACGGCGCTGTTCTACGTCACGCTGACCGTCGAGTTTGACTTTGTAGCCGCCGAAGACGGCAGCAAGCACACGGTCATTACCGTAGGTGAGGCGATGGATAGCGGCGACAAGGCCAGTAACAAGGCGATGTCTGCGGCTTACAAGTACGCAGCCTTCCAAGCCTTCTGTATCCCGACTGAGGGCGACAACGACGCGGACGCCCACACGCACGAAGTCTCTGCAACTGACCCTGCTGTTGAAGCGTCCGTAGAAGCCGTTACCACTATCGAGGAGTTGAACAACGTATGGAAAAGCCTAAGCGCCGAACAAAGAAAGACCCACTTGCCGATCTTCTCAACCCGCAAGACCCAACTCTCAAGCAAGTAATCGACGACGTATCTGCGTACATCGTCCGTTACTCGCTGACGACCACGGAGGCCAGTTTGGAACAGATCATTAAAGAACGATTGGCCGGTGATTGGAAGAATGGGTTTTTCGACAAAAGCAAAACCAAAGACCTTCGCATCCTGCGTGACCACTTGGAGGCGGTACGCATCGTGCGGGGCTGGTACGAGGTGCCGCCGCTATGACTAGGCCGTTAGTTGAATTGCAAACATGGGAGTTTGACTTGGTGAGCCTTGTCGGTGCGCGTCGTGCGTCTGCTCGATGGCACAGCGGCAACGCGGCGCACTACGACCAGAAGCGCATGGAAGATGAACGCACAGCACAGGTTGCAGCATGTGCAGCCGAGTTGGCCGTGGCTAAGTGGACTAACCGTTACTGGCACGCACACGTTTGGGATGCACGCGATCACGACAAGTTCAAGGACTTGCCGGACGTTGGCACGAACATAGAAGTGCGGCGCGTCAGGACGAGTGACTCGGCTGCGGTGCGTGAGCATCAAGTTGGCAAGCGTTTAGTGTTGTTTGTCGCCAAACCGGTAATGCCAGAACTTCGTTCGGTTGAGATTCTGGGTTGGCTTCCGTATGACCTTGCATGGCAGCACGGCACACCATCGGATTACGCGCAGAACACGCGATTGCTTGACCCGAAGTATCTGCGATTGGAGATACCAAAATGAAGGCATATACCAAACCGTCCCGCTATAACCTTCGTTTGTCTTTCGAGCAGTACCAACTGCTGCTGTACCGCAAAAAGAAGGCTAAGGAGAGCAACGAGCGCATCCGTTACAAAGACCTGATTGAAGCCTGGGGCGTGCGCCAGAGCGTCATCGGGACGGCGTTGCAGCGCGGCATCAAACAGTATGACTACATCTTGTGGAAACAAGGAGAACTGCAATGACCCGCGATGACATCATCCAACTAGCACTAGAGCATTTCGGCGCGGTACTTAAACCGTCTGATTTGGAAGTGCAGTTAGCCGTTCTTGCTGTTGCAGCCGAGCGTGAGGCGTGTGCGAAGGTGTGTGAAAACATATTTCAAACCACGCCGCTCTACACGACTTACGCACAAGCGGCTCAAGACTGTGCCGAAGCGATTTGGGCGAGGGGTGAGACATGAAGCCAGACATTTACAAACTGATTGAGCAATGCGTTGAGAACGGCGTTGCATATGGATGGCTTCGCGCTCACAAGCACACCGACACACCGACGCCAGAGCAGATTCAAGAAAAGATCAGGCAAGCGATCATGAGCGAAATCTGCGAGTGGTTTAAGTTTGACCCGGTAAATGAGCCATGACCCCTTACTACGCGCTGATGTCGGATTGGGAAATCATCGGTCACACGATGGCGATTCCTGATTCGTCGGAACTATCGCAAGCCTTGGCCGAGAAGTTGAAGCGAGTGTTAGAACAGCGTGATGAGTGCCGAGAGCAGAACTCGGCGTTACGAGAAAAGGTAGAGCGCCTAGAGCGCGAGTGCAAAGAACTTAAACGTCTTATGGAGACAGGAGAGGAATGATGGAGCAGCGAACAACAGAATGGCACCAAGCCAGACTTGGCAAGGTGACGGCATCAAAGGTGGCTGACGTAGTGGCTCGCACTAAGACGGGCTACGCAGCCAGCCGCGCTAACTACATGGCTCAGTTGGTATGCGAACGTCTAACCGGCAAGCCGACTGAAGGGTTTAGCAACGCAGCGATGGAGTGGGGCGTCGAGCAGGAAGCCGCAGCCCGTGATGCGTATAGCGCCAAGGTGGGCGAACTCGTCACCGAGGTGGGGTTTGTAGACCATCCGAGCATTGCGAACTCTGGCGCGTCACCCGATGGCGTGGTCGGAGCAGGGATCGTCGAGATTAAATGCCCGTCTACGGCTACGCATATCGAGTACCTGTTTGAGCGTGAGCCGCCGCAGAAATACTTTTATCAGATGCAATGGCAGATGGCCTGCACGGGTGCAGATTGGTGCGACTGGGTTTCATACGATCCACGTATGCCCGAGAGCCTACAGTTGCTCGTAGTGCGTATCCCGAGGGATACAGATTGCATTACCTTGTTAGAGAAAGAGGTCAGTGAATTCCTCGCTGAACTCGATGTTAAAGTGGCAAAACTGAAGGAGATGACCCTGTGAATTTTGATAACACAAACCGTGGCGTATTGTTTCCGAACGACAAGAAAGGCAATGAGAAGCGCCCCGACTTTACTGGTGACCTTAACGTGGGCGGAGTCGAGTACCGGCTGTCAGCCTGGAAGAAGGCGAGTAAGCAGGGCAACAACTTTTTGTCCATTAGTGTCCAGTTGAAGGAAGGCCAAAAGATTCCGCCCAAAAACGAGATGCCCGCTGGTACTCTGACTGAGGATAACTGGGCAAAGGCTGATCTAAACGATCCACTGGGGTTCTAAATGATCAGCGACGAGAGAGCAGAAAAGGCGCTGCGGTATCTAGTCGATACCGACGAGCCTTGTGCGCTCGCCAAGGCTGAGATGGAGCGTGCGGAGTATGGCTGGAAGGCCACACGAGAAGCCGTGTTCACTCACGCTGAAGGTACGGTGGCGGAGCGGCAGGCGATTGCCGCGACCCACCACGCCACGAAAGAGGCGCATGATCGCTACTGCGCGGCCATAGCCGTGTACGGCAAGATGGCGAACAAGCGTGAGACGGAGCGCATCGTTCTTGATACTTGGCGAACGATTCAGGCCAACAAACGGCAGGGATAAAAAAAGCCCCACCGAAGTGGGGCTAACTCTCTAACAGGAGAACTAACGATGCCCGATCAGACTACATGGCGGGCGAGGGGTTTGCAATGGACATACTGAACGAGATTAAAGAACGAGACATCAGCAAACTGACGCCCGCACAGTGGTTTGGCCGCTTTGCCTATGTCAGAAGCGAAGATTCCTATTTCGACATGGTTGAGCGACGTGAATTGTCGCGCCAGTCATTCAATGCCATGTACCGGCACGTTTCGTGCGCCTCGATACACAACAAGCGTCGCATTGAAGCCTCTGTCGCGTTCGATGAGAGCCGCGCTGAGATGGGCGGCCATGCCCTAGAGGGTATTACGTTCGCCGCCGGAGAAGCCGCGCTCGTAGCCCGTGGCGGCTTGGTCTACGGCAACCGATGGCGGGATGCGAGGCCGAAGGCTAAACCTGCCGACGTATCGCCGTGGCTTGACCATGCCGAGCGCATGATCCCTGACCCGATGGAGCGCGAACACGTTTTAAACGTGATGGCGTACAAGCGGCAGAACCCGAACCGCAAGATTAACCACGCGATCCTGCACGGCGGTCTGCCGGGGTCTGGCAAGGACACCCTGTGGACGCCTTTCCTGTACGCCATAGGCGGCGGGCTGAACAGCAACGTTGCCATCGTGCGCTCGGACGAATTGCAGAACCAATGGGGCTATGCGTTGGAGTCCGAGGTCGTCGTTATCAACGAACTACGGCAAGCGGGTAAAGACCCGAGGGCGTTAGAGAACAACTTGAAGCCGCTGATCGCCGCGCCGCCTGAACTGCTACAAGTGAACCGCAAGGGCTTGCACCCCTACTACGCGCTGAACCGTCTGTTCGTTTTGGCGTTCAGCAACGAGCGGGACGCTATCGCACTCCCTGCCGATGACCGTCGCTGGTTTGTGCTGTGGTCACACGCTCCGAGGATGCACAACGAGGAAGCCGCTGCTATGTGGCATTGGTACGCGCAAGGTGGCCTAGATGCCGTGTGTGCGTATCTTGATGAGCGGGACGTTAGCGCGTTCAACCCTGGAGCCGCGCCACCGATGACAGACGCCAAGGCCATCCTGCTACAGACTGGCATGAACCCGACCGAAGCGGCACTAGCCGAGATGATTGCTGCGCGTCAGGGCGTGTTTCGTGGCGGCTTTATCACTAGCCCGTTTCACAAACTGGTGAACGACTTACAGAACGCGCTCGGGGATCGCTATCGGGTGAACCAAGCCGCGATCAATATCGCTTTGAAGGACGCGGGATGGACAGACCGAGGGCGCATCTACTCGAAAGAACACGTGACCAAGAAACACGTGTTCACCGCGCCCGAACACTCGCATCTGTCAAATAGTGAGGTGCGGCGCATGGTCGAAACCGCTGCGCCGCCCCCTTTATCAGTCGTCAAATAGTACTGCGAACAGTACGGTGACCAGTACGGCTATCAGGAATCCTGCCATAGCGTAGCCCTCGCCGTGTCTATACAGCGCCCTAGGTACGTTATCCAGTACCTACGGGTGCAGCGTGTCAGTTTAGGGTATTGAGGCGGCAAGCCCCAACGCTCGTGAAACTCGGTCATGCCTTGCCCCTCGCCCTAATCGCATCGGCAGCGGGTGAGAACTTGAAAGAGTCGCACACCTCAGCGCAAGCCTCCCGCTCGGCGGCGGCAGCGAGAACGATGACCCGTTCAATTTCCAAACCAATTCCCCTGCGTGGGGTTTTTGGCGGATAAATAAAGTCCGCTTCGTCAGTAACAAACCCTGCCTCTCGCGCAATGCGGATAATGTCGTCGCGGGTCATATGCGACCGTCCAGAGCCTTGCGAAGTTCCTCGACGAACGGGTGCAACTGCGGAACGGTTAGCCCCTCGTCCCATGCGTACAGCAAAGCCCTAGCCGTGGTGCGTATCCATTCGTCACGGCTTGGCGGGTGATCGTCCATAGACCGAAACAGGTCTTCTAGTTCTGCGATGGTCGGGGTGTGTGGTTTGCTCATGGTTCACCAATACACAGAGTCGGGGTTGATACGTCGGCGGCTGTGCCAGTTAGGGGGCGGCAATTCACGCCAATCCAAGCCGCGACAATGCCAGAAAGACAGGCGACGCCATAGGCTACGCATGGGCAGCCCCTCGCAGTCTGTAACGGGCAAAGCGCTTGCCGTTGCGCGTAACGTGGCGGCATTCAATGTCCATGCCCGTGCGCCGAAGGTCGGAGATTCTGGCGGCCAATCGGAGGCAGCCGAAGTCCTCTAAGGCATCAATCGGGGTGAGTGACCGCCCCGATAACAGGGCGGCCTTGATTGCTTCATTCTGCGACATCTAAAGAACTCCCTATATTTACCTCGTCCACCTCCCAATCAAGGGACTTGCACGCGATATGGCCGCCTTGAACGATTTGTAAGGCGATCTCGGCGGCTTCATCCTCGTCCCTGGCTCCTACCGTGATGGTTTCCTGGACGGTTGCCCACAGCACTACGTCGAAATACCTCATGCGGTTTCCCCCGTGGCTTTAGCGATAGCGTCTCGGGCAACTCGTCTAATCCATTTGGCGGATTCGGCGGCGTTGGAGTCAATCATCTGCAATGCGTGCAGCAAGTCAGGCGCGGCAGCGATAAGGCGAGCGTTTGCGAGGTTCTCCAACTGCCCATCATTGCGAGAGATCGCGCCACAAAAGGCGACTAGTCGCCCGCTATCGGATTGAATGGCAAGATGTCCCTGATGGTGTAGGCCGTCATTCCAAGGGCCGGGAGTGTGAGCGTTCATGCGGCCTCCACTTGGGCGAACACTTCAATTTTCGGCATCCAGCCCGACTCGCAAACCCAGTAATAGTCACGGGCAAAATAGCCGCCGTGATAGATGCCAACCCAGCCGAGTTTGTCTGCCAATTGCCGCGCGGCCTCTGCGTGGTTATCTTGCAAAGTTAACCCGTGGTTATAAGGCATCGACACCGTAGCGCCTTCGCACTTGGCGTTAATGCGCGACCCTTTAAAATCGCTCGGGCCGTGATAGCGGGTTCGAATGGCTTGCATAGTTAGTCTCCTAGTTAGTTGGTCTCATCAGCGGCAGCACTACTGCCGGACGCCTCACGGCGTTTCGACCTGTTACGGAACAAGGCATCCAGAGTAACCACGGGTGATGGGGTGGCTGAATATGGCGCTGGGCGTGAAGTCTGGCGAGAACAAAACAGCCTGAAACATCTGCAAGGAGTCATTATCTGGTGACTCCAATGTGGCTTTAAATATCCAACCACCGGTGCCGTTTTGGTAACGGTAGTCCATAGCAGATTCAAGAGAATTGAAAACGCGAATAGTTTGCATAGTTAGTGTCTCCGTAAATTAATCGTTAGTAAGTATGCCGAGGATTGCAGCGGTGAGGCTGAGGCAACCTGCGAGGAATAGCGGGAGGATGGCTCGCTCGTCTGCGATGAAGGCGCAGATAAAGCAAGCGTAGGCGATAGGCAGGGTGATGGACGATAGGCGAGTCATGATTGCACCTCGCACTTCTGATAGTCGGGATGGAAGACGCCGACCGAATAGCCTAGTGACTTGACTGCCCACATATGGGCGGCACGGTAGTCTTCACGCTCAACTGCTCGGAGTGCGTCAACGAGGCAGACGCGAGCCGAGGATTCTTGAATAGCGTTTGTGAGGTTTTTGCGAGCGAGGATGATCGCTTTATTTGCTGCGGTGATCATTGCTAGTTGCTCCAGGTAGTTATGTTGTCAACGATTCCTTTATACCCTATGCCATTTCCTAGTGTCAACAATTATTTTACAGATAATGCTAACCCCTGATGCTGTGCAATTCTGCTAAATATGTTAGGCAGAAGTTAGGCGACGTTAGGCAAGGTTAGGCAAGGTGAAACAGAGGTTTTGTAAAGAAAAAGAGAAAAGAGAGGCGAAACGATCCAAGTTAGGCGAGATCGAGCCGTCTAGGTAGTCACCAAGTTAGGCGAAGTTAGGTAGATAGAAAAAGACTGAAAAGTATGGGAAAAGGTAAAAGGTATGCGAGTTAGGTCATCTCTCTTACTGTCAATTTGTTCATGGAAAGATAAAAGGATTTTGTTAGGCATGACCTAAATAGCCTACCTGCTGTTCTACTCAACCAACACACCTAAACTCTGTTGCACCCACGCAACAACATAACCATGTTGCACAAACGCCACGTGTTGCATCTACGCAACATCATGTAAACAATTCTTGTTCACATAACTACATGATAATCGTTTGCGTCTAGGCTTGTGGTACACGCACAACAATCCGTGTCGTGCAAAACTGAAGGGGGGGTAGGGCCAGTGCGTGACCGGTCACGATTACGAAGCCCTCACAAAAACTTTTTATTTTTTTTAACGTATCCCCAAAACACGTTAATTCTTTACGCATTGGCTAACGCATCCTTTACTTACCTCTTCCCCTAATAAACGATTGTTTGGTAACCTTTACTTGCAACGTCTGACCAGATGCGCTGGTAGCGACCGAGAGGTAACTGAATAGCAAGATGGGTTGTTCCCCCTGCTAGCACTTGCTAAAAATCTAAGGCACTAAACGTTTAACGCTTCCGCCTCGGCACACAGTCTTGACGGATGTTCAAGATCGCGGCCTCCCGATGGGACAATCCCATACGTTGCGACTTCTGCGCCTTTTTCCTAAAAGTACCGTATACACACACGCGCGCGTATACGTGGGGACTAGGGAAAAGTCGCAAAAGGCGCAAACAACGACTTTCCTTCTCGCCAAACCTTCTGTTACATTCCCCGCATGGCACTACGAATGACGGAGCAAGAGTGGTCGCAGTTTGCTGCCACTGCCTTGGTATGCCGTTCCTGCTTCTGGTCTGCTGAAGTGACGCGTCCGCAAAACAAGATTTGGTGCGCTCACCGTGTCTCTCATGGCTGGGTCACCGATAAACCTCGATGCGACGGGATCACCTTTAAGTACGAGGCAAAGCATGGAGACGTTTAGGTCTATCCCTTTTAAGCCTCGGGAACTCAAAGCCTCTCAAGAGGTTTTAGATAAGATTTACGAGGCTGCCAAACTGGGGCTGAAGGGTGACGCCTTAGCCTTTGCTGCGGACATGCTGCCGATGGAGTACCGTAGGCTCTGCCAGATGGATGGGGCTGCGGCTATCGCGGAGGCTAAAGGTCGTGCTGATAGTGAATTTGAAGCGGCCAACCAGTTGCGCGTGGCGGCTCTTGGTGGCGATAGCAAGGCAGCACTTGCTCTCTTGCAGCACGTGCATGGGTGGGTCGCTAAGACCCAGGTGCAGGTCGATGTTAAATCGCAGATCAGTA